AAGGCCTTAGGTCCAACTAAATCAATAATTATCTGGCGGGCTTGTACGTGCGTCAGACAGCGTTTCTTCTTTTTCGAGCGTTTTTACTAGTCTATTTAGGTACCATTGTGCTTTTAGCACATCTTGGAGTCCTTTTTTAGCTTCATAACGCCACATATATTTTTGTATGTTACCTTTTAGATAACCTTTAAAGGCATCGGGTGTCATACTTTCTTCTATTGCATCAATGCATTCAATGTTACCACTGTTGTAATGTGGTGGTGAGTTTACATAATCAGTCATTTGTTTCTCCTAAACAAAAATTAGTTAGCACTTGTATAAATATTTTAAACGGTACAGCTTGATCTTTAAATTGCTCTACTGTTATATGTGTAAGTTCAAAATCATCGGTTACGTACACAAGGTCCCCAGATGCAAATACCACGTATGTAAAAACATTATGTTTTTTTTGGCGAGTAAGCCATATGCGCTGTTGTTCAGATAAGTTAATTTTAATCTTAGAGCTAAGCTTTGCAGGCAGGTTATCTTTGTACTTGTATTCAATCCAACAATGATCTGCTGGACCTGAGTAGTAAGTGTCCGATACACCTCCGTGGTAAGGATCGTTGATCTTCCACCTATAAACTTCTTTAGGTAGTTGTCTGTGTACCTTGTTTATGAACTCCTTTTCTCGCACATCCTGAGTATAGCATACGTACATGGATGCGACAGTATATGTCGCACCCGTACGAATACTTACCTAGGATTTATTTGCAAAAGTCTTTTCGTAAAAACTTTTAGCAATATTGTAAGTATCTTCTTTCAACCAACCTACGTTTGAAACAGATATGTTCATAAACTTCTGTCCTGCTTTGTTAGCTGTTGATACTGAAGCAAGCTTCCAAAGAGAAGCAAACCTGTCGCCACCTAGTTTCATAATCTGAGTATTCCATTCTCTAGATACTCGTAACTTAGATGAAGCACAGTCAAACAAGAAAGGTATCTCTGAGATATCTCCTGTCTTGTCATCTACTTTAAGCAAAGTATGAGTTTGAGTCTGTGTGATTTCATGGTCTTCAACCTTGTTACCACCGTCTTCAAGATACTTGATAGCTTCTGCCTGTGTAGGGAATGTACCTACAAGGCCACCGCCTTTCTCTCTTTTGACCCATACAACATACTCTTCTCTAAAGTGTACGTTAACTACAAACAACTCTTTGCCGTAGCTTTCTTTGGTTACAGTATTAATGAAGTCACCAACTTTGGCTCCTTCAATATACTCACTATGGTTCTCATCAACTTCGTTTGACAACTGCTGTAGCTGTTTCAAACGTGGAGTAGATAAGTGCTCTGAGTTAATGTTTTCATTACCCAGATTTGCGCCTTGTTTTACGTGAGCTGGCACCTCACTCGTTACTATACTTATATCATTAGACATCGAACGTTCTCCTTTTTACATCTAACATTAATATTACGCTGACCTAAAGTTAACTCTAGTCAGCTCCGTACTTTTAACACCCGGCACATCCATGCCAGCTGTTATAAGTTCTCTGTAGGCTGTTGCCGACATGCGTTTTTGCAATAGTTCAAACTGTCCAGTCTTTACTATGTGCTCGTGCAAGTCGTCCCAGTTCTCTACAGTGGGCACAATCTCATTTTTAAGTGAGATTGTACAAACATCATTAGAAATTTTATCGAGACCTTGCTCTTGCATTCTAATAGATATTTGACTTTCTAATTCACGTTGTTGTGTCTTAAGAAGTTTTTCTTCTGCTTGTACAGTCTTTATCTCAGACCTTAGCTTAGTTACTTCTGACAACAAATCATTTAGTTTTTTCATGATACCTCCTTTAAGATATGTAATAAGTTTTCCATACGTCCCAACTTAGTGTTGAGTTTTTTGTACACCTCAGGTTCCCACGTGCCTCTGGCTTGAATGAGTATTGTCTCAGTCTTTTGTGTTTGACCTGCTCTGTATATGCGCTGGTTAAACTGCTGATAATGCTCAGCATTGTACGTGGGCGAACACCATATGACTGTGTTTGCCCGAGTAAGTGTAAGACCATGCGACGCGGATTGTGGATGACAGAATAGGACCTTGATCTGTCCGGCTTGGTATCTAGATACTATGTCTTTCCTACGTTCAGCTGGGACAGTGCCGTCTATAACTTCGTACGACATGCCTTCTTTCTGTGCCATCTCTACAAGAGCGTCGCGTTCGTGCCGCCAGTTAAATGCTACAAGCGAATGCGCTCGTTGGGCCACTAACGTCATAACTATGTCGTAACGTTCCTGGTGCACGAACTGTACAACGCCATCCTCATCGTAGATTGCGCCCGTGACTAACTGAAGTAGCTTCTTGACACGTGCGGCTGCATTGATTGCATTAACAGTTCCTGATTTTGTATACAAGACAGACTCATCAGCCAGTGTCTTGTATTGTTTTTGTATGTTTGGTGTGAGTCTAGTATTGACAGTACGTACAATGTTGTCTGGTAGATCTATGCAGTCAGACAAAGCGTAGCGTATCGAAATGTCAGAGAGTTTATTTGCTACAGCCTCTTCAATGCCAGGCTTATCTACCCATTCATTGGCAAAGCCATTGAACTTGGGTGTACAAGCTTGGTGTCTAAAAGCATAGAACCGTGTACCCAGACGTGCCCCGCCGTCCACAAGGAATGCGGGGTGCCAGATATCTAGAATAGTATTACTATTAGGAGTACCAGACATGGCAATCCTATTAGTAAAGCATGAGATAATTTTGCTGAGATTTTTACTGCGTTTGGCTTGTCGATTTTTAAAAGCGGTAAACTCGTCAATAACGACAGTATCGAATTTCTCAATGAGATGTGTATTTTTTTGTAGAAAATTAACGGCTTCGAAATTAGTGATGACCATTTCGTTTTCGCTATCTTCAAATACTTGTTTACGATTTTTTGCATAAGCTACTCCGTATTTTATATCGGGTTGGAACTTACTTATGTCCTCCCCCCACGCTGCTTCCAGTATTGAAAGTGGCGCCAAGACTAAAGTCTTACCACCAAGTATAGCATGTGCGTCTAGCACTGCACGTGTTTTACCAGTGCCTGGATCGGATGTAATTAGACATGTCTTTGTCTTAACTATGAAATCTGTTGTGGATTTTTGGTGCGCATAAGGCGCAGGAATATTACATTCATCGTTCATCTTTCTTTCTCCGTAGTACTCTGTGTTATTTGGGTGAGTACAACCTATATATTATAACTAATACATTCCCCATTCACAATGGGGTTCTGGTCCTTTACCAAACGAACACCATCTGCAGTTGTAAGTGCTTGGGTTTGGTGGAAACTTAGTAGCTGTAGTCATAGCTATAGCTCGCTCATGCAACTTGGGCATGAATAACATAGCTTCATCTCGCGTGTAGGTTTGCTCCATAGTTGTTCCATGATCTAAGTACCACAGTTCTGTGTTAACTACTTCTAGATCTGGAAACATAAAGAAAGTACCTATTGCATAGATTAAAGCTTGTTGGCTGTGCGCAATTTCATTGCCAAACTGTTTACCTGTCTTGTAATCTATGACGCGAGCTGACGTGTCTGTCTCTGATACCAGGGCGTCTAACTTTACACGTGCCCAAGTGTCGGGAGAAATCCAACCTGTCGGTTCCCAGGATAGGGTAAACCCCCATTCTCCTTCAGTTTGGACTTTTCCATCTGCAAAAAGCTGTTTTAGCTCGGAAAATTTGTGAGAAAATTTTTGAAGTGATTCTGGTAGTTCGCCAATCTCATGACGTACGTAACGTTCTGCTTCGTCGTGTATACGCGTACCTCGTTCTGCTGCAGGACCAAAGTCTTCTTTGACACGTTTGACTTTACCTATGTAGGTTTTGTACGCGCACTGTTCGAAAGTTTTTAGAGCCGAGTATGACCATGCAGGTACCAGGCCTAGTTCTACGTCCTCCGTGACCTCAACCGTTGAGATTAGGTCTGGACGATTGGGTTGCGTTAGATTGTCCATTATCTAATAAGTTTAAATCCCTTTCGTCAAAATGTTCTTTTATAAGTTGTTCTCGAACATTATTGTCTATTTTCCAAGTCAATACAACTCCGCGTGGTATACCAGCGTTGCGGTCCTTGCTGACACGTTTACGTGCTGTCTTAATATTTAACCTTGACATGCGCTTAGAAAAGTCTCTTTGCGATAAGGTGTTACGACTATCTGTAAGTGCATCGTACACAACCTTAAAGTGCGCCAGTGGTATGACTTGTTCTGTGCCAGTGGTAGACAACCAATCTTTTAAATACCGTTGCGCCGTACTTATACCGCCTGCGTCAAAGGTGTTTGTAAGTGGTATATCTAACACATCAGTAAAGTACTCCAGGTTGCGTGTACGTATTGCATTTGCAAATTCTTCGAGAATAGACATAGATACTTCTTTCATTTCTTTTTTAGCATCATTCTCTAGCGCTGTGTGGGCCATGCGTTCGTTGACCACAAACTTTTTAAGAACGCCAGCTACTATATATAATTCTGGTTCTAGTGCGGACAAGTTTTCCAGGAGCTCTGGATGCACGTTTTCTATCTTTTGTTCTTGACGTGGTGCTACGTTGTACCTTCTGTCGCTGTCTTCTATCTTGACTGCATCTGCCCTGTTAGTTAAGAAGATGAAGTTCGTGTAAGATGGCAGCTCAATTTGGTTTGTGCGCATGGCTCTGATGGTAAGGTTGGGTTCTGTAATCTGATGTTTTAGTTTGTCAGCCATACGTCCCACAGATCCTGAATCAGCCATACGAAACTCATCAACTACAAGAAACAGTGCAGTTCTCATGTACAAGTTAAACTGTTCTTCTATGTTTTCTAATGAACGCATTGGTGTTTGCATTTCGCCAAACAAAGGCTTAAGTATTTTATGTACGAACAGACCTTTACCGGTCCCTGGTATGCCCGTAAATATCCAAGCTGTCATTGCTTTCTTTTTGTATTGATATATGTAAGCTAACCAATTCATAAAGTGTTCGAACTCTGGTTTGCCGTTGCCAAGCGCGTGCATTATTAACTTGTAGAAATTTGGTGCAATCTTTTGAATCTCTATGGCTTCACCGTACGATAATTTCTTTAC